CCCCGACTTGTGGGGGACGGCGACCTCGGATCGGGGGGGTCGAGGGCTCCGAGGGGGGTGTGGGCGCCCTGGTTCTCCCGTGCCTCGCCCTGGCCTCGGGAGACCCGACCCGGGGTGGGGGTGGCGGGTCCCTCGCGCGCCCGACGGCGGGCCGCCCCGTGGCTCCGGGAGGTATCTGCAAGTCGGTTACGCGATCGGGTTCCTCGCGCTTTTGGCGTGCCACCACCGGAATGCCTCTCGCACGGCGGTTCCAGTGCATTCCGTCTCGTTGTAGGCGGAATCGTACCAAGCATTCGCCGCCTCGTCCCACTTCTCGCAGAACCACAGAATCGCCGTGGTTTCGTCGTCCTTCTCGATTCCGTCAAGGAACCCGCGGATGTCGCGAATCGTTTCGTCAGTCGGTTCTGCCAGAAATGCGCGCACCAGCGATTCCAGGGCAGCCCGTTCCATCATCTCGTTGGTTTCGGTTATCATTCCACCTCCGTTGTGTGCGTCTCGTCATGCCCAGGCGCCATTATAGCACGCCTGGGCCTTGTTGTCAAGTGCCTTCAGATCTCGTCTTCTGGTGCGTAACGTGCCACCAGCGTCCAGTGTTCGGCGTTGGCGATTAGAACCGGGTCGCCGTCGCAGTCGGTGGCCCACAGAATCTCGGCGTCGCCGTTCAGTTCGTCACCCATCTTTCTGAGCCGAGCTCCAGCTTCAGCCTTTGTCTTGAACACCAGATTCTCATCCTCGTACCAAATGACGCCGTCGCGATTAAAGTTAAAGTGAATTGCAAAGTTCGTCATAGTGCGTTCTCCGTTGGGCTCATCAGTTCCAGGTTCCACGCCTGGAAGATGGGGCCGTCCTTGGCCCCATTTCGCCCCGGTCAGGCTGCTTCAGCCTCCTCGACGATTCCCAGCTCCTTGGCCTTCGTCACGACGAACTCCACCGCCGTGTCGTTCCACGTCTCCTTGTCCACCTTGCAGAAGGACCGGACTCGGTTGCCGCTGTTCATCCGGATCTGGCCCGGGTTCAGCCGCTCGTACCTTGCCGCGTGGTGCCCGTCCTCCTCTTCCAGCACCCGGTCCGCCAGAAGCGCGACGATTCCGGGCTCGCATCCTGCCATCAGCTTCGCCAGCCGGTCGCCGTTGTTCAGCGACTTCGTGCCTCGGTGCGTCGTGGTCGGAACGTATCGCGGCTTGTACGCGTTCAGCGTGCCCGCCATCCGCTTGCCCGACTCTTCGTCTTCCTCTTCTGCGTCGGGAACCAAGTCGAGGTGCTTCGCTCGTGCCTTGTATTCCTCGTCGTCCTGCGTCACCGTGAACCAGCCCTTCTTGTGCCCCGTCACCGTCCAGAATCCGTCGTGGCCTTCGAACGCAACCAGCGCGCCAACTTCGAGCGTCGTGTCTGCCATGAGCGCTTCTCCTGCTGTGGGTGGCGGGCCAGCCCCGCCACCACCAGAACCGTTATTATACCACACCGAGCGCGTCGTGTCAAGTGCCTTGCGCGCCCCGCTTTGCCTGCCTCCTGTTCCGCCACCACCAGAACCGTTATTATACCACACCGAGCGCCGCTTGTCAATACTGAACGCCCGCACAGTACCCAGGAGAAGGGGTCTTGACACGCTCGCGAGGGTGTGGTACCCTCCTCACTCCTAACCCGAAACCCCCCAATATACTTATAACCCGTCCCAAAGTCCCCGCAAGTTTTCCGGGGGTTGACGGCGTGGCTTCGGTGTGATATACTAGGGGTACGGAACGAGTAAACGCTATGGACATTAAGCTCATCGATGAGAAGATTCGGCAGCTCCGCGAGCGCGAGACTCATTTGCGTGCGGAACTCGATCGGTTGATGCAGGCGCGTAGGAACTCGGAGGGTTTTATATATGTGGAGCCCGTGCGTCGCACAGTAATTGAGGGTGGGTGGAATGCAGATAAAATTGGGACGCTGCAGACCTCTTTACGTTCCGCCCTTGACAGAGCATACGCCGCTAGAGGAATATCACGCGTTGGCGTTGCTGCGTGATTTCGAATTCTTACAGAGGGTAGCTCGTTGTCGGTACCTGAAGTTGTGCTCGATGCCGTCGAAGAAATCGAACGACAGATAGAGCGGCACAAGGAAACGAACTGGCGGGAACTTAATCCGGATATCCGGGCGTTTTGCATTGCATTCATCATGACGCCGTCGCCCCGGAAAGCTGCCATAGAAGCGGGCATCGATCCATCTCGTGGTGCCCGTCTTTATCGTGACCCTATCGCGCGCGCATACATTTCTTACCTGCAGGAGATCCAGGCAGAGAATTCCATAATCAATGCACAATTCTTGGATGCTCATCTACTGAATGTGCTACCAATTCTGATGGGCGAAGAAGAAGCGCCTACAGTGATACCCGGTGTGGGGCTGCTGGAAACGAAGCGGTTCTATCCTGCAGAACTACTTAGACTGTTCGACATGATGGGCAAGAGTTCCGGGTACTATAACAAGGATCTGTCGCAAGGTTCTCTCCTTGGTCTCGTAGAAGCGATGCAAGAAACAGGTAGGCGGCATCAGTTGGAGATATCGCCCGTAGACCCCAAGCAGCTACGGGCAGAGGCGGATGAAACTCAATCATCTACCTAATTTCGCTGCGAAGACCATGGAGCGATGGGCGACGCTTCCATATACATTCGTTCAGGATGTATTTCACATAGAGCCGGATCCATGGCAAAAAGAGGCGTTGCAAGCGTTGCATTGGAATGCTGTGGCGCCTGGAAGAGTGTCAGTGCGGGCTTGCCATGGTCCAGGAAAGAGTGCCGTAGACGCGTGGGCGATATTTTGGTTTCAGATGTGCTATTTTCCTACCAGGATTCCTTGTACTGCTCCTACATCTCATCAGTTGGAAGATATTCTGTGGGCGGAGCTGCACAAGTGGCACAGACAGATGGACCCTCGATTCCGTGACTTATATATAATATCGTCTGAAAGGTGTTCGTGGGCTCCGGCGCCGAAAGAATCGTTCGCTGTGGCTAGAACAGCACGTCCAGAGAAACCCGAAGCTCTGCAGGGATTTCATTGCGAGAACCTCTTATTTGTTCTTGACGAAGCGTCCGGTATCGACGACGCTATTTTTGAAGTGTCGGAGGGCGCACTTTCGGACGAGAACGCTAAGGTTCTGATGACAGCGAATCCGACGCGGCGGTCGGGATATTTTTACGAGAGCCATAATCGGATGAAGCATCGGTTCTATACGATGCGGATTTCACATGACGACAGCCCGCGTGTATCCAATCAATACGTGGAGGACATGCGGACGAAGTGGGGTGAGGATTCGAATGTATACCGGGTGCGTGTACTCGGTGAATTCCCCCTTGAGGATGAAAATGTTGTCATTCCTCTCGACTACGCGGAAACTTCTATCGGGCGCGATGTCAATGCTTGGGGAGAGCACGTTTGGGGCCTGGACGTGGCGGGCAAAACGAAGAACGCTACAGGAGACCGTTCCGTCCTCTGTCGGCGACGTGCAAACCAAGTATACAGATTCAATGTCTGGCGAGACCTCGACCCTATGCAATTGGTCGGAGCCGTGGCAGACATATACGACAAGACACCAGACAATGAACTCCCCACAGCCATCTATGTCGATACTATTGGGCTCGGCGCGGGGGTCGCGGCTAGGCTCCGGGAACTCGATTACCCCGTGGTCGGTGTCAATGTCTCCGAATCCGCCACGGACAAACAACGATTCATGCGACTTAGAGACGATCTTTGGTTCCGTGCCCGAGATTGGTTCGGAGAAAAAGACGTCTCCGTGGCGACGGGTGATGATGAAATGGACTTAGAGTTTGTGGCAGAACTCACGGTTCCTACTTATAAGCCTACATCGTCTGGAAAATTTGTGGTTGAATCCAAAGACGATTTGAAGGCTCGGGGTGTTAATTCCCCGGATTTGGCTGATTCTTTTATTGTCACGGGCCATCATCGATTCGATGCGCGTTCGCGCCACGCTGGATTTTCGTATAAACGGCAGCAGAAAGTGATCAATTTCTCTGAAGACCAATTGAGGGCAATTGTCTAATGGTCGCTGAAACTTTCATGGTGCCGATGGACGATGACGAATTGCAAGCGGAGCTGTGGGATCGTTTGGGTCGTGCGCTCAATAATGTTGACAATGAACTGTCGAATCAGCGCACAGAACTTATTAAATATTACCGTGGAGAAGAGCTGGGCACAGAGATTAAGGGGTATTCGAAGGCGCGTACACGGCAGTCCATGGAAGCAGTGGAATGGGCGATGCCGCATATTATTCGCGCATTCTTTTCTGGGTCCTCTCCGGTTAAGTTTAGTCCGCTACAAGAAGACGATGAGGAACAGGCACGGCAGGAAACTGATGTCGTGATGTCAATACTTCGCAAAACGGAATATTACACTGCACTAGAAACGTGGTTTCGATCGACCCTGATTGACCCCAATGGATACGTTAAAGTGTGGTGGGAGGATAAATCCGCGTACTCACCTCCTACAGATTATTCTGGGTTGACTTATGCTCAGGTCGGAATGCTTTCCATAGACCCGAACGTTTATATCGAGAATGCAGACGTTGACGAGGACAATTTGTTCAGCGTGCAGGTTCGATACGCAGATAAACGTGGAAAAATTTGTATCCAAGCAGTTCCGCCAGAAGAGGTTCTAGTAGATAATGATATCACGTGCACAGATCTTGATTCTGCGCGTTTGGTTGCCCACAATCGACAAGTCACCAAGTCCTATCTTGTAGAGCAGGGATATGATCCTAATGTCGTTCTGTCGCTTCCGACATCGGACCGGTTGAGAGAATCAACAGAACGTGAGAAGCGTCGAATTACCGAGGACGAGCAAGATTATCTGCATTCCGGCATCACGACGTTGGTGGATTTGTTCGAGATTGTTGTCTGTGTGGACCAGGATGGTGACGGTATTGCTGAAAAGCGTAAAATCGTCATGGCGGGAACCACGGGCAATAGTGAATTCCTTGAAAACGAGGAAACGGATTATCAGCCGTTGATTGCGCTTGCAACAATTCCGCAGCCGCACCGGCATCCGGGCGAATCCATGGTCCAGATGACCAAGGAAAACGAGCTTATTCAGTCGACTCTGACCCGGCAGATGCTCGATAACTTATATCGAACTAATCGCCCTCGCACGTATGCGGGGCGTGGAGTACAGATCGATCAGCTCATGACGTACGTTCCGCATTCTGTGGTGGAGTGCGAAGACCCTCGTATGATTGCCACGGAGCAGACGCCCCCGATTGTGGCGAGTCTGATGCCTGCATTCGATTATTTTGAACGTCGGTTCGAAGCCACTAGCGGTGTTACGCGAATGACGCAGGGGTTGGATGCGCGAACGCTTGCGGAAGCTCCGATGACGTCTTACCTTGGCGCACGAAATGATTCGACGTCCAGGATTGAACTTATTATTGGTTCTTGGGCGCGTACGGGTATTGCGAAGCTGTTCCAGAAAGTTCACCACTTGATGAGAAAGCATCAAGATGTAAAACATACGATCAAGATGCGTGGAAAATGGATCGATATTGATCCGTCCACGTGGCGAGATCGATTTGACACTGAACCTCAGGTAGGTTTGGGCACTGGAACACCTGAAGAAAACGTATCGGCTGGCCTCAGTGTGCTCGAACTACAGAAAGAAGCTCTCTCTCACGGGTTGACTTCTGCGCGGCATATCTATCGGACCCTAGACGATATTTGTCGCGGTATGGGTAAACCCGGAGCCGGTCGGTATTTCTATAATCCGGAGACGCCGGAAGGTAAGCAAGCAATCGATGCAGTTCAGAAACAGAAGCAGGAGGCACAGGCCAAGCAGGAGATGCTAATTGCTGAGGGTCTTCGGCTCGATGCGCAGGATAAGCACGCGAATCGCATGATTGAAGTAGGCGAACTACAGCGTAAGATTGAGAAGGATACGTCCGACGCTGAGTTCGATCGGACGCAGTTGGAAGTTCAAGAAGATGAGAATATTCCTGGGAGTGCAGTCTGATGCCCAAGAAAATGCATGATGCGCTGAAGAAACAAGCTGCGAAGAAAGGTCTTACAGGCGAACGTGCTGCATCGTACATCTACGGTACGATGCAGAAGCGAAAAGCTAGGAAGAAGTAATGCCTGTACGTCACCCACTCGCTGATTATTTGCTTAATGTTCCCCAGGGCGCTGGGTATGTGGGCGAATTCGACCCCACAGGTGTGGATTATGCACGTCAAGCTCCCGCACGTCGGCTCGGGATAATGAGTCAGGCGATGTCGGATGAAGCTGAGGAGACGAGGCTTGGTGATCTTGCATGGGCGAATGCACCTCCGACGGCTCGGAGTCCGGTTCCACCTTCTCAAATTACAGATCCGGCCGCACCTGCGTTGGCATTGGCGGAGCTTGCTCCGGGTTCTGAACTCGCGAGATTGGGAATTCAATACGCTGAAGGTGAAACCCCTAGTATTGGTCAGCATGCTCTTGCTGGTGCTGATGCTTTTCCTGGTGGGAAGTCTCTTCTTGCATTGATCGGGAGTATGTGGGGAACGAAGAAGCGCCATTTGTTCATGGGGCGTGGGCCAGAGAGCGGTGCGAAAATTAAAGAGGCCGGTGGGTCACTTCGTCATGCCGGTGCAGAAGTCTTGGCTCCAAATACGTCATATTCATCTAGTCCAACAGCCGCTGCAGCATTCGGGAAGATTCCTTACCAAGAATCTCTAGATGTTCCTACTGGAACGGAGGTTGCTAAGGATCAAGCTCGAATTGCTGCGAGGATGAGCCCTGAACAAATCATGAGTTATCGGATTAAAAATCCGAAAAACGTAAAAAATCTTGCTCCAGATGAGTTGATTGACATTGTTGCAGAGACCGGTGAAAGGCCGGGACTTACTGATGTTTTGCAGGACCTCGGTCCTAATGAAAAAAAATTTCAGCAACCTACTGCTCCCGGCTTGCCGGATAAAAGTTTTCCGGAAGGAACTGATGTAGGTCTTTATTCTTTTCCCCAGATGGCTGGAGTAGGTCGATTTGCTGAGAAAGAAGTTGCGGCGGCTCGTGATATGAATGTTGCGACTCAGCAAATGGCTAGTGATTTGTTCGACGCGAACCCTACTGGTGACCCTGTTCGTCAATTAGTTGAAACATTTCATGATCCTGTGTTGGGCAAACCTAGAGCTGTTTCACGAGTAACTGCCGGAGCTGCCAGAGATCGCATCCGTTCGAATGAAGCTGGTCAAGCGATTAGAAATTTTGAGTTGTATCGCGGGAATAAGGATTTTTCTGGGCCGGAATTTCGTTCAGTTCTAAGGGATTTGCATGATCGCTTGTTAGATCCTACTACCCGTTCTGATACCCACTCGGTTCTAAGAATAAGGGAGTATAAAGATAAAGTTCTCAAGAATAATCCAGAATTTTCTGATGTTTTCGATTCTCTTGACCGTTTGGATAAGGCACGTACTCAAGAAATTACATATGCCGATTCTTATCAAGATTTTGCGAATTTGGGAGACCACCCGGCATCGAACAAAAGACGAGCTGCATTGCGGAAGGCCCACGGAGAGCATTCTTTAGCTAGAATCTTTCTTCAAGAGGACCTTAAAAAGGTTATGGGCGCTCAGGGGTGGAGTCGTGCATATTGGCCTAAAATGAATCCGGAGGTGCCTGAATGGAGAAAGAAGTAGCTCGAGATGCCTATAATGTTCTTGAGAATCTTTCCGCCAAACAAGCGCGAAGGGATTTCAGAGAAGCGATGTACAAGAGTTGGGTTGAATCGGAGAACATGCAAGATCGCGAGAAACTTCACGGGATCGCGACGGGTTCTGAAATGTTTTGGCGGATCATGGAGCGATACGCCGCAACTGGAAAAATGGAAATTGAAGGGCTTACTGAGATGCAAGAACAGCAGCTCAGGGCCGTTGATTAGGAGATTTGAGTATGAGTGAGGTTACCGGAGACGGACCTAAGACGGTGAACGAGGCTACCGCGGCACTTTCCGCACGTTTTGCTGCCCCGGAACCAGAGGAAGTAATTGAGGAAGTTGCTGAGACCGAAGAAGTCGAAGAAGATATCGACGGAATCACGACGGGCGAAGAAGTTGAAGAGGAAGAAGTAGAGACGGAAGAGGCAGAAGAGGACCACGAGGAAGAGGAAGCCGAACTCACTTTTTCGAATCTGAATGATCTTCTAGAGGCCGGTGGTGTCACTTCTAGTGATATTACCGCTACCGTCAAGATCAACGGTGAGGTTAGTGAGATTACGGTTGACGAGGCTATTCGTGGGTACCAACGTCAGGCCGATTACGACCGTCACATGTCCGAAGTTCGGGAATTGCGGGCACAGATTGAGGCACAGAAGG